ACCCGACCCCCAGCAGGTCCGCGTAGGAGACCGTGGGGTCCATGTCCACATCCCTGACAGAGTCAGGCATCTGGGCATAGGTGACGGACAGGCCGGTCCCGGTCGATGGCACCGTGTCCAGGGCCAGGGTCCAGCGGCCCTCCGCGTACTCATAGGTCCCGCCCTCCACGAACAGGTTGATGGCGGCGGTGACCGGGGTCCACTCCGGGAGGTTGACCAGGGACAGCAGCAGCCCTATCCGGGAGTTGTTGTCCAGCAGGGCCATTGCCAGGGTCTGGGTGGCCGGGTCGTTGTCCTCCGATACGGCCAGGTCCCAGGTCAGGCCGGTGGACCGCCAGGCGGTGGCGGAGGCATGGGCGGCCATGGCGGCGGTGGCCAGCTGGGAGGCCGCCTGGGCGGTGGTCAGCATGGTGGATATCGAGATCCCCCGGGCTCCGTGGCTGGCCTCCAGGTCCGTGTCCACAATGGTGACCACCCGCTCCGTGGGGTCCGGGGCGGTGGCCTGGTCCTGCCAGCGGACGGTGGCCCTGGTGAGTAGGTCCGTGGTGTCCAGGAACCAGTGGAGCGGGTCCTGGAGGACCAGGCAGGCGTCCACCTCCAGACCGGCCCCGGCGGAGCCCTCAGACGGCCCCCAGAGCCCGGTGGAGTACTGGATGAGCACGGAGCCAGCGGCCCGGAGGGCCGGGTCCTCATAGAGCAGGTAGGCCCCGGTGGTGGGGTCCACCGCGGACCAGAGCACGGAGCCGGAGCTGGAGGCCAGGTCCTCCAGGAGCGGCATGGCTCCCTGCCGGTCAGCGTCCATCCGGCCGACCAGCACCGCCGCCGGTCTGGGGTCCAGCTGGGCGGTCTGGCCACCGGCCGCCAGGGTCAGGATGCGGCCCACCCTGGTGGCCAGGGTCTCCTGGGGCCAGGGGTCGTCCCCGATGAACCGGTTACCCAGGTCCGCGGTCAGGTCCGCCGCCACCACCGCCACGGAGGCCCCGCCGTCATCGTCGGAGTAGCTGGCGTCCAGGTCCGTGACCCGGCCGTCAAACACGATCACCCGGCGGGAGCCCAGCTCCGACCAGATCCGGCAGGAGGCCCCCAGCGGCACCGCCGCATCGAACCGGACCCCGCCCGGCGGGTCCAGCACGGTGAAGGTGCAAGTGGCCGGTGGTGGCTGGTCCACACTGGTCCGCCGCCCCCAGGTCACCTTCAGCCCGGACAGGGCCACCGGGTCGGAGGTCAGCTCCGCGGGGCGGCCATCGGCGAACCGGGTCCCGGAGATCCATAGCTCACAGGTGGCCGGGACTGGCACGTACGTGGGGTCTGTCATCGGAGCACCGACACGACACGCGCTCCCTGGTTCCGGCGGGCCTGGCGGGCCAGCAGGTCCTGGATCTGGCGGGCCACGGCCACCGGGTCCAGGGCACCCTGGACGACCACCTGGGGGCCGCCGGAGCTGGCGGCCCGCTGGGTGGCGAAGCTGCCCAGGCCAGCCCTGGCCACCGCCGGGGCCGGGACCCAGTAGCGGGCACCGGCCGGACCGGCGGCCGGGACGGAGCGGAATATCCCACCGATCACCGGGATATTGCTGGCCAGGTTCTTAGCCCAGTTAATGGCGTCCTTAATGCCATTAACCACGGAATTGATAGCGTCCTTTACTTTGTTTATCGGCCACATAATGGCGTCCAGCGCATTCTGGGCCGCATTCTTTATCGCACCCCAGATACTGGAGCCGATATCCTTTATCGCATTGAAGGCGCCGGCCGCCATTCCCTTCAGCGAATCAATGGCGCCCTTAATCCAGTTAATGACATTCTCCGCCGCGACTTTGACGCCGTTCCAACAGGTTTCGGCCACCTTCCACATGGCATCCCAGATGCCCTTATAGAAGCTAAAGTAGGCGTTAACGATCTGGGTCAGGAAGTTGAACACCCATTCCGCGGCGGTCTTAATTCCATTCCAGCATGCCTCCGCGGCCTTCTGGATGGCGGCCCACATTCCCTTTACGAAATTCTGGAATGCCTCCGACTTATTCCAGAGCAGAATGATTCCGGCCACCAGGGCGGCCACCGCGATAACGACCAGCATCACCGGGTTGGCGGACATGGCCGCATTAAATGCCCATTGCACCGCGGTGGCGGCGGCGGTGACACCCTTACCGATGCCCTGGGCGATCGTCCAGGCCGTCTGGGCCGCGGAGGCCACCGCCATGGCAGCGTTCACGGCCAGCACGGCCAGCGCCAGGGTCCCGACCACGGCCACGATGGCGGTCACCAGGGTGGTGTTCTCCCCGACCCAGTGGGCCAGGCCGCCCAGCGCGGTGGTGACCGCCGCCAGCACCGGGAGCAGGCCCTCCCCCAGCGCTGACTTAGCGTTCTCGTACTCCGCCGCCGCTATCTGGGCGGACCCGGCCGCGGAGTCGGACTCCCTGGCGAATTGGCCGTTAGCTGCTCCGGCCTGCTCCGTGGCCAGCTGCATGATCGTCTGGGCTTTGGCCGCATCCAGCGCGGAGCCGGTCAGCTGGTCGGTCCCATCCGCCGCCATCCGGGCCGCCACGGTGCTCTGCTTCAGGTTCAGGCCCAGGGCCTCCGCCGGGTCCGCCTCACCCCGTAGCGCGGACGTGAGGGCCTCCACCGCGTCCGTGGTCGTCCCGCCCATGGTGGCGGCCAGGTCAGACGCCAGGGTGATCATCTTCCCGGTGGAGTCCGCCGCCTCATCCTGGGACATGCCCATGGACTTCATGGAGGCCCCGGCCACCGCGGCCAGCTGCCCGTAGGCGGAGGTGGACAGGCCCACCGCCTGGGCGGAGTTCTCCGCCCAGCCCTTCACCTTCCCGGCCGATGAGCCGAAAACAGACTCCACCGCCCCCATGGACTGCTGGGTGGCGGAGGCGGCCTGGGCGGCGGCCCAGCCCACCCCAGCGATGGCCCCCACCGCGATGCCCGCCGGGACCGCCAGCCGTTCCATGGAGGACCCGAAGCTGGTCATCTGGGAGGCGGAGCGGTCCAGGTTGCTGGCAGCGTCCTGGGCATTGACCAGGACATCTATGATGATGCGCGCGTTACCGGCCATACCCGTTACCTCCCTTTACGTTTGCTCTGCTCCGCCCGGTCCTGGAGGACCGCCACCGCGGTGGCCAGGATCTCGTCCGGCTCATCCCACCAGGCCGCCGGGGCCGTCTGGGTGGCGATGGCCAGCTCCACTATCAGTCGATGCCTGCTCCCGGCGGAGTAGGGTCCGCGGCCACGTTCCCGTTGGGGTTGCTGACCTCCAGGCAGGTCTCCTGGAAGACATCCCAGCCGACGCTGGCCGGGAGCAGGCCCTCCCGCTGGGAGGCCGCCCAGGCGATGAAGGTCATCCAGGTGAGCGGTGACTGGGAAGGCCCTGGCCACTTGTACTTTGCCTGGTTCCGCTCGTATTTCAGGATGTCCGGGTTCAGGGTCTGGACGTCCCACTCCGCGCCATCGGACATGATCACGTGAACGTTGGGGTTCTTGAAAGCTGGTTTACCGGCGGCCATCTCATGCTCCCTTTACCTGGTCCGCGGCCTTCACCACGGCTGTCTCGTACGTGTCAACTACTTTGGCCTGGCTGGTCTCCAGGCCGCGGGCCATGTAGTGGCTGGCTCTGATGTGTCGTCGGGGCCAGCCGTATTCCTGGACCGCCGCGTAGGCGATGCCCGCCCCGGCGGTGATGGTGGCGGAGTCCCTGGTGGCCGTCGCGGTGATCGTCGATGCCAGGCGGCCGGTCCGCCGCGGTGCGAAGCCCTGGGCGGCCCTGGCCACCAGGGAACCGGCGGAGTCCCCGGCCCCCGACAGGTCCCGGAGGTCATCCGCCGCCGCCTCCATGGTCTGCTGAACCCGTTCCGCGCCATGGACTTTGACCACCTGGCCACCGGTCATTCCGTCACGGTGACGGACTCCAGCCCCGCCTCCGGGACCACCGGGGCATAGGTGGGTTTGTCCACGATGGCCCAGGTGAAGTCCGACGTGAGATCCGACGAATAGCCGTCAGCGGAGCCGAAGTCCAGGGGGTCGATGATCACCACCCCGGTGGCGGTCAGGCCGGTGGTGTCGTTGGGGGTGAACAGGAACGGGACCTCCGTCCCGTACTCCGTCTGAGACAGCATGAACAGGCCGTCCGGGTCCTCCGGGTCGATGTCCAGGTTTCCGGTCATCTCCCAGGAGTACTTCCGGGTCCCTGGCTTCACGGTGCCGCAGAGCTTGGTAGTCGGCTCCCCAGCGTCCGCGGTGGCCTGGATCACCAGATTGTTGACCAGGCAGCTGGCGTCGATGGAGGCGGCGGTCTCACCTACGGTGAAGACTCCGGGGCCAAAGGTGGGCATTAGCAGGTCCTTTCAGGCGGGAATGCGCTGGGTGAATTCCATCTGGTAACCGGGCAGCGGGGCGGCCTGGTCCGGGACGGAGAGATCCATGGGCCGGGCGGTGGCCACCACCCCGCCCAGGGCCAGCTGGGTGGCCGTCACCAGGTCCCCCAGGTCCCGGAGGGCACTGGCCCGGCCGGTGTTGGGGACCACCGCCGCCAGCTGCCAGGCAGCGTCCCAGGAGCCCTTACCGAACCGGTAGGACATGACCGGCGGGCCGACGAAGACCGCCGGGGGGTTCAGGTCCCGCTCATCGGTGGTGGCCCTGACCCCACCGGCCCGGAGCCGGTTCACTATCTCCGCCGCTGCCGCGTCCAGGTCCATGTCAGCCCACCAGGTGGGTCCGCCAGGGACCCTGCCGCAGTGCCCGCTGGATCTCCGGATCGTACTGTGACACGTACGTGAAGGACTCCGCGAAGGACTCCAGGCCGCCGGGGGAGTTCCGCCGCCGGACCACCCTGGCGGCCAGCATGACCGCCGCCTGGTAGACCTCCGCGTCCGGGACGTACTCCGTTGGCCAGGTGGGCGGCGGCGGGTCCGGTGGGTTGGGGTCGTCCGGGTCATGGATGACCCAGCGGTCCGGCCGGGCCTGCTGGACCTGGGGCTCCGTGGCGGCGGAGACCCGCCGGATGAGGTCGTCATCCGACGTGTCCCCACCGTGCTGCCGCAGCCAGTCCTTCACGTCCTGGGGGGACAGCCATAAGGGGTGAAACGTCACCGGGGCCGGGTCGGTCATGGTGGGTTACTTGCTGGCCCTGGACCGGGCCGGGGCATCTGCCTCCGGGGGGGGAGCCGGGGCAGTCGGGGTGATGGTGACCAGGGCGGCGGGGTTGTTGACCAGGTGGGCCACGTAGCCGAAGACCCCCAGGTCAATGCCACCGTTGGCGATGTTCACGGCCTGGATGCCCAGCGGTGGGTTCTTCCACTCGTAGAAGGTGGCGGCCCGCCGGTCACCGGCCATGATCGTCCCGTCCGGAATGCCGTTGGCCAGGAAGATCGAAATACCGCCCACCGTGGCGGTCCCGCCCACCAGGGAGGCCGACCCGCCGTAAAGCCATGGCGCGTCAAGGTTTTTCGTCCCGATGAGGGCAGACCAGAGGTCCGGGGCGATGGCCACAAAGGACATCCGGGCACCGCCGCCCAGGGTGGCGAAGTACTGGGCCAGCACGTCCAGGGAGGTCAGCACGTCCACCGCCGCCGCGTCCGTGATGGGGGTGGCCGCGGTGGCCAGCCAGGTCTCCACCTGGTCCTCCGTCAGCACCGCGTAGTTCTCCGCCTGGTAGCGGAAGTAGTTGGCCACAAACGACCCGTCCCCCAGGTCGATGAAGGCCCGGTCAATGTCGTGAGCGCCAGCGATGCGCTGGGCGGTGGTGGAGACAGGGACCACCGCGTAGCCGCCGGGGCTGGGCACCGCGGTCTTGTTCCCGGTGTAGGGGGCCACGCCGAAGACCGGCCGGGTGACCTGGAAACCGGACACGGTGAAGCTGGTCAGCGGGGCTTTGGACAGGCAGTCGATGAGGGGCCGCTCATGGTAGGAGGTGGACCAAAGCTCCCCTAGCCACTGGGGGCGGAACAGGGACTGGGCCTGGCCGGGGTCGGTGGGCGGAACGATGTCGGTCAGGGCGGCCCGGAGGGCTCCCTCCGCCCCGCCGTTGCGCCATCCGGCGGTGATCCGGTCAATGGCC